CTGCGATTCGTGTCCCGATACTCGGCCGGAACCGTAACCCTCACGTCGCACACACAAGGCCGGATACGTCTTAGCGTCCAAACCCCGTTAAGGGGCCGCGTGCGTGCCGTCGTCAGTTGTCAGAGACTGAAATAACCGGAAGGGCCTCCGGGAGTCAAGGAAATTGTCCCTCCTGAACTTAAACCCCCTCTCGGGGGCATATTTCGACACAAGTACCCGAACACCGCCAAGAATCGGTTCACCATTTGCGGGAAGTTGATGCTTGATTATCTCGAACGCCTCGGGAGTGACAAGGATCGTATCAAAGTCCATGGCCAATCGATCTTCCTTGCTAATCAAACGGGTGAGTGGACAATCGTGTCGCGCATATCCCGCACCCGTGTTTCATTACCTCAACCCGATTGCGGTTCATGGCAGCCGCCCGAGAACCCGTTCCCTTGCGTTTCTGACGCTTGAGCAACCCTGCGACCACGTTATCGAGGGTATCGATTCGGTCAGCCATCCCTAGCTTTACAGCCTCGACAGCCCCGACAACGCGGCCCTCGCCGAACCCGTTACGTACCGAGGACTCAGATACGCCCCGGTTTCGCGCGACGTCGCTCACGAACATGTCGTAATATCTCTCAACTTGCTCTGTCATATCGCCGAGAGCTTGCTCGGTTAGCGGCTCATGCGGCGAACGGTCGTTTTTGTGCTTTCCCTTGCTGACGATGGTCGTCACAACGCCTGATTGCGATTCGGCCCCGGAGGTGTCCACATGCCGAGCAATCGTCCCAATCGAGCCCACTTCGCCGCCGGGTGTGACGACAAGCTCATCGACCGCCGTACCCAGGTTGTACGCTGCTGACGCTGCTAGGCTGTCTGCGACCGCGATAACGGGTTTCGTGCCCCGTGCGTCGAACATGATTTTCGATAGCTCATGGAGCCCGTACACGCTTCCTCCGGGCGAATGTATGGGGATGACCACCGCACCGACTCGCGAATCGGCCATCAGGTCTTGAAAGGCGTGGCCGAAATCCGTTGTGGACGTCCCGCCGCTCGAATCCGAGACGACACTCGCGTGCTGAGCGATTACGCCGGACAACGGCAGCATCGCGACCGCACCTTCGATGGACTTAGGACGCCCTGCCCGCCTTTTGGTCGCTGCAGCGATTTGTTCATCGGAAATCTTGTCGCCAGTCGCTAGAACGTCCATAACCTCGCAAAGAGCGTCGAGCTTGTCGGGGATAATCGCCCATGTCGAGCCGTACACGAGGCTCATAAGCTGTTTATAACGCATTACTTAGCCTTTCCGTTGCTCGGCCAATGAGAGAGCCACGACCGAACCTCGTCGCCCGCCGTCTTGAAATCGCGACCATCGACACATTTCGCCAAGTGCCGCCGATTGGCGTACAGTTGCTCATCGACGAATTCCTCAGCGGTGACTTGTCCGAAGCCGCCAGCCGCACAATGAATCGCGATTGGGAGCCCCATCACGTCCACCGACTCGGTCCGAAAGTCCGGATACCACGCTTTGACCCACGCATGGAACTTATCAACGTGACCCTTGTCGAGTGTACGCTTGACGGCCGCCTCGATAGCCTTTCGTTCCTTCCGCCGGAGCCTGTCAGCCGTTTGGGCAACATTTTGCTCAGCGAGAGCCAGCCGGTCGTCCGGCTCCTCGTCATCGTCGTCCGAGGTGACGAGTTCGGCGTTCGAGGACGTTTCCTCATCCTCAGTCGCCTCGGTCATGTTCATCGGGACGAGGAATTCGTCGAGTTCGGGGCCGCCGGGGTTCATGTTCTCTTCGCGTCGAACCTCGTTTCGGGTCTTCCACCCGCCCTCGACGGCTTTCTTATTGGCGTCCGTACGCGTTTGAACGTCACCCCGCAGCAACCCATCGACCACGAACTCGGCGAAATTCCCCGTCTCACGCAACCGGAGCGACTCGTTGACCTCTTGCTCGATTCTCACGAGCCAAGGTCGTAAGGTGTGCATCACGAATTCCAGCGACTGGTGCTCGATGTTGTTGTTGGTGGAACGGTCCAGGTCGGCAATCATGTGCGGCGGAACCCGGTAGACGCGGGCCATCTCGGTGACCTGGAACTTGCGAGAACCCAAGAATTCGGCGTCTTTTTGGGGTATCCCGATAGATTGCCACGTCATCCCCTCGTCGAGAATCGCGATCTTGTGGCTTTGGCCGGGCCCGCCGTGCACCTCGTTCCACGATGCCCGCAGGTTGTCCGCACCATCCTCGCCAAGCTCGGTGGGGTGCGTAATGACGCCGCCGGGCGTCCCGTCGTTCCCGTAGAACGATGCGATGAATTGCTCAGCCGCCAAGCCGACGCCAATCGCCTCCCTGAACAGCCCTATGGGGGAATACCCTACAAGGCCGTCGAAAGCTGGACCCTTTATGTGCAGCATCTGGGACCGAGAGATAATCCGCTCGCTGGTCCCGTCTGCCTCTCGGACTAGATACTCAATATCGCCCGATGACTCGTTGATTTGCGGCGTTACCCGGTCGGGAGTGAGGATTTCGAGTGCCTGGATCTCTGTGGACCCAATCCCATAAATGATTTCGGCGTAGAAATTGCCCCACGTATTGAGGTGCCCCACGGCCGTTTCCCAAAACGTGAACGCCGACATGCTATCGTTCGGCTCATGGTGCAGCAGCGGATAGACGGGATGGTCCCTGTCCACCTCTTTCCCACCGTCGGCCCGGTCTGTGAACACTTTGAACGGGAGCGATGCGATAGATTCAGAGAGGACGCGGACACATGAGAATAACGCCGTGTAATTGAGTGCGGTCCCCTCGTGAACCGAGAGGCCGGTCGTAGTGGGTACGGCCCCAATCGCCCGCCGAAAGGCGTTATCTGGGCTTCTGAGGGTCCACGCGGCGGGTTCTTGCCTTTCGAGGAGGCGTCCCAGCATTTGTTTGGCCATCCATGCGGCATCGCGCAAAAAGCGAGACGCCGAGTACGATAACCCCGAATATCACGGGAACCACGCGTGGATTTAGCATCCACACGCCGTACAGAACGGATATTAGACCAACAATTTCGGCTACGTCCAGTATTTTATTCATGCCGCCGCCATCACCTCGCGGGAACCAAACCGTTTTTGCATTTTCCGCCTCACTTCGCGTGTCATCTGAGAGATTCGCGACTCGGTCAAGCCTATCTCTTTGCCAACCGCTTTCAACGTCTCGCCGTCGATGAAATGCCGCCGAACCACCGCTTTTTCGGCCTTATTGAGCACCCTGCACACACAGGTGAGCCACTCATCATCGATTTCGTGGTTCGGGGCGTCAATCGAGGGTACTTCGTACACGTTATCCCCAAACCGCTGATTGGACGATCTAGAACTTGAGGATTGCTCAAGAGCCGAAAAAGGCGTTGCGTGAATAAGAACAGACCGGCATTGTTTCCGGTTGTCCTCGATACGCCGCATGAGGTCGAGCGACTTGAACCGCGTTTTCGCCCACAAATACGCCCGCAGCTTGCCCGGCTTAGTCTTTGCCCGATTAACCGAAGCCGCCGCGTGCAGCAAAGCCTCGTTGGCGATACTCCGCAACTCGGTGAGGTCGAACCATCTCGCCCCCCGATGCAAGACCGCCGCAACCTCCGGAATAATGTCAAGGTGGTCCAAGATGAGCCGGTCCCGCTCTTCGGTTGGGTTTGCGGCGGCATGCGCCTCACGTTCGATAGCCCTCAGCTCGTCGGGAGTGAGCGACCCGGCTCGAATCGCTTCAACAATCGCGTCACGATTCATCTGAGCACCCTCACGGCCTCACCTCCGCTTTCGCCTTGCCAACATCAATAGAGGCCAACCGAGCCCCTTTCTTCGCGTACTTTGATACCTTTTTCGGCTCCGAAATCATCGACAACCCGAGGGCCATGATCCACGCGACCATACCGTCAATCTTCTCGGTGGATTTCTTCTTGGACGGTTTCCAGTTGCCCGCCGGGTCCGTCTCGACGGCCAGGTTGTTAGCCATCCACCGCAGCACGGGATTGTCCGCGTGGGCGACGTTGCCCTCGACGATGAGCCGCTCGGCCTCTTTCGTTGGGGCAGCCATAGACCGGAACCCTTGGCCCCACTTCGTCACCTCGACGTTTTCGCCGCCCAGCTGCGTCTGTAGCTGCGTCGAGTTCCAGCCATCAATAGCAATGTCGCGGATGTTGTGCTGCTTTTTCAAAGTGAGAATGTCCTCGCGAATCACGTCGTAGTCAGTAACGTCGCCCTCAGTCGTCCGGATGAACCCTTGAGCAATCCATTCGGTGTACGGAACGTGGTCGCGGTCTTCGCGATACCTCGCCCCGTCTTCAGGAATCCAGAAGAACGGTAGGATGCGATTCGTTTCGCCGGGAAAGTACAACACAAACGCCGCGATGTCTGTCGTAGAGGCGAGGTCGAGCCCACCCCAGCACTCAACGCCCGTCAGGTCGCCTAGCTCGTCGTTGCAAGCGTCCCATTTGTCCATCCGAATGAATCGCTCGTCTTGCTCGGTCCACTGATTGAGACAGTAGCGTCTGAAACGGTTCTGGAGCGTTATCGACTCGTCGGCCTCTTTGGCGTCCTGAGCGAATTGGTCCTCATCAAACAGGTCATCGAACGACGGATTCGCTATACGCCACGTCGCCGGGTCGGTGATGTCGGCATCCTTGGGAGCCTCAGCGATGTAGGTAAACGCCGTCAGGTCGTCGATTATCCCCTCTTCAACCTGTTGGTGTCGTCGGTATTGCTCGAAACAAATCGAGTGCCGGTCGAACCCTGCCGTCGTGGTGATGATGAACAGCGGCTGACGCCTCGCGCGGCCAGCGAACCGCAACACGTCATACAATCGGCGATGTGGCTGAGCGTGCAACTCGTCAAACATCACGTAGTGAGCGTTCAGCCCCTCTTTGGTCGGAACGTCGGCCGACAACGCCTTGTAGAGCGACTCGCTCGCCTCGTGAATAATCTCCTTCTGAGAACGAATAGGCTTGAGGATGACCGATAGCGTTTTCGACTGCGTTATCATCCGGACCGACTCGCCGTAGATAATCGCCGCCTGCCCCTTGTCCGCCGCCGCACTGAACACTTGCGAGTTCGGCTCCCCATCGGCAATGAGGCCGTAGAGGCCAACACCCGACATAAGCGACGACTTGCCGTTTTTCTTGGCCATCGAAATGTAGGCCCGCCGGTAACGTCGCGTCTCGTTCTTGCCGAGCCAGCCGAATAGTGGCCGGATGACGTCTAACCATTCCCAGTCGAGCAAGAGAAACGGGGAGCCAGAGAACTGGCCAGTTGAGTGCACGAGCGTGTTCTCGAAGAAATCCTTGACATGCTGAGCCCGCTGGGGACTCGGGTAGTAGCCAGCGAGCAGAGCTTTCTCGTCGGCCTCTGAGCGGACCCAATCCTCCCAGACCCACGAGTCCGGGTCGCCGGGGTGCTCGCTACGGTACTTCTTGATAGCCCGCTTTAGTGTGGCAATCTTCAAATCAGGGATGCCTCAATTCAGCCATGCCCCGCACTCCTCGAACGACCCATAACAAGCACAGAAATGTTCGTATGCCCACCATTCCGTATCTGTCTCCGGCCGGTCCAGGCCAAACGCTCTCCATGCGACGTGAGCCCATACCTCCGGATCCACAAGAAGAATCACGCCTTCCGCTTTCCCTTCGCTAGAAACTCGTCGAACTCGCTCGTATCCTCGATTGGCTCCGTCCGGATTCGCGTTCGCGCAGACGGGGTCAATCCGAACTCTCGCTCCAGGGTCGTTAGCTGAACAGCCAGCTTGTCGAAGATGTCGTTCTCCGGATACTTTTTTGTAACCCCGTCGCTGTCTGGCCCGGTGCATGTGGGACCGTTCTCGGCAAGAAACCTTTCGGCATCTTTCCAGCGAACCCATGTGGCGCAGTACCTCGCGAGTGCGTTTCCGTCGATGACGGTCAGAACGCCGACCTCGTGGAGTTGCGGAACGAGTTGGTCCCAGCACTTGCGAGCTTCGCCGTCTACCCATTCTGGTCTCTCCGGGGTGCCAATCTTTGGTTTCGGTTCGCACTTTTCGAGAGGTTTCCCACCCTTGCCCTTCAGTATTCGCAGGGCTGTCGGTTCCGGTATTTTGCCGCGTAATCCCATTACTCATCCTCCCATGTCAAGCAATCGTGTCCGTAATCCGACCCCGCGTGCTGACCTACGCACTCCCGACACAGGTCGGGCTTGCCGCAAATGGGGCAGCGATACAACTTGTCCACGGTATTTTCGCACTCATCGCACTCGCAGACGTCGTCCACGCCTCACCTCTTTCGTAATTGCTGGAAGCTTAGCCACGCCAATAGTCGTTCATCGCCGTCAGGGTCGGCATATTCCACGCGAGCCGTGCTATCGACGACGGCGACCTCCATCACTGTCCCCGGAACACTCGGGACGTCCGCACTGAAATTCACGATCTCAACCCGGTCGCCAGGATTGAACGGCCCAGGGGAAGGTTGTGGCGTGTCAATCGAAACATCGCGACCCACGTCCACAACGCCAGCGTACTGATTCAACACGACCCCATCCATTCCGCCGAGGACATGGACAGTGCCGCCGTGGATGTTGATTGTCACGCTGGCTCGTGGTGGCTCAGCGGCTTGCAGCGACTCGGCGACTTGTTCTGGGTCGATTACGTAACTCCTTATTCTGTCGGAACTTCTGGTAATCGCACTTATCGCGTGCTCGCC